TATTAAGCAGTAATGACCTTGTTAAACATTCCCAACCCCGCATAGGGCCGCGTCTACCAGCAGGGCGCGGTCCTGCTGTGTACTAGCTACTAGGAGATTAATCTAACGGTGAACGTATATGTAGTGCACGGGCCGCCGCTTAGCGGTAAGAGCACATATGTACAAGAGCACAAAGGCCCTAACGATCTTGTTTTTGACTTCGACCTGATAATGTCTGCACTGAGCGGCCTTCCCGTTCATCAGCATAATGAAAACTTAATCGGCTATGTGTTAGACATCCGGGACCTGATTATAAACCGGCTGCGGCACGAAGACAAGTTAGACGCCGCATGGATCATCGTGACTACGATTCGGCCCAGGCTGAGGCAGGCGCTATCGGGCATTGATGTTAAATACATTGAGCTATCGGTAGACGAAGCGACAGCCAGACGGCGACTGCGGAATGATCCTGACGGCCGAGATGTCGGCGTCTGGGATCAGGTGATTGACAAGCACTTTCGGGCAGCCGAAGTCCGGAAGCTTTACAAGAGTGCGGCATGGTTGAGGGTGCGGGAGCAGATACTTGAGCGGGACAACTATGAGTGCCAAGAGTGCAAGCGACGCGGCAGTTTTAATAAGGGCAATGTTGTGCATCACATTAAGCACTTAGAGGACAGGCCAGACCTTGCGCTTGAAACTGACAACCTTATGACAGTGTGCGAGGAGTGCCACAACCGACTGCACCCTGAAAAGTTTAGAACAGCCAAGCGCGAGAGGAAAGAATATATTACGCCGGAAAGGTGGTAATACCCCCCGGGTTCAAAAAACAAAAATCGCACAGGCCCGGAGGAACGGGCGGGGGGCCGCACAAAACATATTTAGCAAATACCTTACGTGAACGTGTAAATAAGAAGGTGAGACATTGACAGCTCCTAAAAAGCCTAGCAAAACACAAATCAAGCAGGACCTCATCGATCAGTTAGAAAGACAGGGCGTATACGGCACGCAGTACCTCGACCTGGTGCATGACTACATGGCCCTGCATGATATTAAAAACAAACTGATTAAGGACATTAAGAAACGCGGCGTCACCGTCAAGTACCAGCATGGCAAGGACCAGTGGGGCTATAAAAAAAATGACTCGATTGCCGAGCTTAACAAAACCAATGCGCAGATGCTAAAGATATTAAGCGAGCTAGGGCTAAAGGCTACGAACCTTGAGCCAGAATCCGATCCTGATGACGACGAAATGTAACCCGGAGGTGGTGACCATGTAGATGCAGAGGCGGCACAGAGATTATCACCCCTACATTGACAGCTATATCGACGGCGTCAGATCCGGTGCGATTCCGGCCTGCGGAGACTTAAAGCAAGCTATGGATCTGATTGAGCTTAAATTAAATGATCCCGACGTATTTATCGATCACAAAAAAATAGATAAAGCCGTCGAATTGATAGAGCGTTATTTTGAATACGAGCTCCTGGACTGGGAGCTTTTAGTTTTAGCCTTAATACATTGCTATTACCGATCTCAGGATACCGTAGTTTATGATGAATATTTTATCATGATGGGCCGGGGCAACGGCAAAAACGGGTTTATTTCGCCTGTGGCATGGTATCTCACAACGCATTATCACGGCGTTAAGGGATACAACATTGACATTATCGCTAATGCTGAAGATCAAGCAAAAACAAGCTTTGAAGATATTTACGAAGTTCTTGAGCGCACCTGGGATAAGTCTAAGAGGTTTTTTTATAAAACGAAGCAGCAGATCGTAAACCTAAAAACTAAAAGCTATATCAAATACAACACCAGCAACGCGCGCACCAAAGATAGCAAGAGAACAGGCTGCCTTATATTCGACGAGGTTCACGAGTACGAGGACTGGGACATGATAAAAGTATTTACATCAGGTTTTGGCAAACGGAAACATTCCCGCACGTTTTATATCACGACTCAAGGTTATGTGCGAGGCGGCGTGCTTGATGAACTTTTAGACTTATCGAAACAAGTGCTATCCGGAGAAATAAAAGATATTGGCTTCTTGCCGTTGATCTACCGGTTGGACAGCAAGGAAGAAGCCGAAGATCCTGCTAATTGGCCGAAGGCGAATCCGTCTCTGGAATACTTTCCGGAATTGCAAAAAGAGATGAAAAACGTTTACGCTAAGTCAAAATATTTGCCACACTTGGCCATCGATTTTATGACTAAGCGCATGAACCTGCCGGCGCAAGATAGCTTTATCGTCGTAGCACCCTGGGAGAAAATTCTTGCTACCAACCAGCCTATACCCTTCGAAGAACTTGAAGGACTGCAGTGCATCGGAGCGATTGACTACGCCAGGACAACGGACTTTGCTAGCTGCGGTCTGCTTTTTAAGTATAAAGGCAAGCGCTACTGGATAGAGCACAGCTTTGTTTGCCACCTGGCACTGAAGGTTGAAAGCCGGCCGATAAAATTCCCGGTACGGGAGATGGCAGACCGTGGGCTTGTGACTATTATCAACCGGCCCAACATAAGCGCAGGCGACATCTCGAGCTGGTTTTTAAAGCAAGCCGAGAGATATCACATTATTGATATCGTTTGCGACAGCTACAGGGCCGCCCTTCTGGAATCGGAATTTAAGCAGAAGGGCTTGCCGCTTACAGAAGTTAGAAGCGGTCCGGCTACTCATGCGAAAGTGGCCCCCCTGGTTGAGCAATCGTTTGCCGAAGAGACTTTAGTGTTCGGGGACAACCCCACGATGCGCTGGTACACAAATAACACTTGTCAGGAAATGGATGCGAAGGGCAACACGACATATTTAAAGATTGAACCTAAGACCCGCAAAACAGACGGGTTTTTTGCTTTGATTCATGCCCTGTCTAAAGACAGCGAGCTTGATTGGCCTGCGGAAGATGTTATGAGTTTAGGTGTTTACACCTATTAAGGGAGGTATAGGCGTGGCGGTATGGGACTGGTTTTTAAGCTTGTTTGACCGAAACACAAAGACTTTAGACATAAGCACTATTGTTGGCGAAATAGCGACAGAAATTTATTTCAAAGAACTAGCGGTGCAGGCCTGCATTAACTTGATCGCCGGTGTGCTTTCGCGGGCAGAATTTCAAACCTTTGAAAAAGGTGAGGAGGTCCGGAAGGACAGCTATTATCTTTTTAATGTCGAGCCTAACCCTAACAAAAGTGCGAGCAAGTTTTGGCGCGATGTAGTTTCAAAAATGGTCTATAATAACGAATGCTTGGTTGTTTGGCAGGATGAACATATTTATGTAGCTGATAATTTTAGCGTAGATCGTTACGCTTTTAAGGAATATATCTATCGCAACGTTATTGTTGACGACTTTGCCTTAAGCCGCAGCTACACAGAATCCGAGGTCTTTCATTTTGAACTACACAACGAAAGAATTGCGGATGTTATCGAAGGACTATATAACAGTTACGGGAAGCTTATTGCCGCGGCGCAGGTCAACTACAAGAGAAATCACAGCCGGCGCGGAACGGTCGAAGTACCGACGAATTGGCCGACTACCGAGAAGGCGCAACAAGAGCTTAGAGACCTATTCGAGAGAAAATTTAAGGCCTTCTTTGAAGCGGAAGGCCCTGCGGTTTTACCCCTAACCGGAGGACTAAAGTATAACGAACTGCCCTCTAATATAGGTGTCAAGGGCGGCGCAGATAACGCGCAGATCCGGGCCTTTATTGACGACATCATAGATTTTGTTTGTATCGCTTTTCAAGTCCCGCCGCAGCTTATCAAGGGCGACGTAGCGGATACAGAAAAGGCGATGGACAACTTGTTAACCTTTTGCATAAACCCTCTGGCCGAAGTTATTCACGATGAAATTAATCGCAAATATTACAAAAAGAAAGCGGTCCTTGAGCGTACCTATATGCGGATCAACACATCAATGATCCGGGCGCATGACCTAAAAGATATTGCCGGCGCACTTGAAACCCTGCTCCGCATAGGCGGTTACTCTATCGACGACATTCTAAAAACCCTTGGTATGGAGCCGCTGGGCACCGAATGGAGCACGGCGCGCTGGATGACAAAAAACTATGAGCCAGTTGAGCAGTTTTTTTCAGGAGGTGATGACAGTTCTGTCTCTCAATAATTTAGAATGCAAAAGGAGGTGGCGAATATCAAAGGCAGAAAATACTATTCGCTAACTGCGGAGAATAAAGAGGCAAGCGTTTACATTTACGGCGACATCGTATCCTGGGAATGGCTAGAAAGCGATGTCAGCAGCTACACTCTCGCAAAAGAGATCGAGGAGCTGCCCGGGGACATTGAGACAATCAATGTCTTTATTAATTCTTACGGCGGCGAAGTTGCAGAGGGCTTGGCAATTTATAATGTACTGTGCCGGCACAAAGCAAAAGTAAAAACCTACTGCGATGGGTTTGCTTGTTCTGTCGCATCCGTAGTGTTTATGGCCGGCGATGAACGGATAATGTCGGATGCGTCGCTTCTGATGATTCACAATGCGTGGATGGTTACAATGGGCGATCCGGGCGAACTGCGAAAAGACGCCGACGATCTGGAGATTATTAACAAGGCTGGCATCAATGCATACATGGACCATGTCAATATCTCCGAGGAAGAACTCCGCGCAATGATGGACGCCGAAACATGGATCGCACCGGAGCAAGCCCTTGAAATGGGCTTTGCAACGGAGATAGTAGAGCCGGCGGTAACTGATAAGGCAGCTGCGAGCCTGAATCTGCGCAAGCAGTTGATCGGCATGATTTTAGAGCGGCAGTCTCAAAACAGCAAACAGCAAGAGCCCGCACCCAGGGGGCCGGCACCGGTAATCGTCCTATGGGAAACGACAGGCGGGCAATATACCCTTGTTACGCCGCAAGACAAGGCCACCAACAATGTCGCGATACTCGAAGTGCAGCAACCCGCCGGGCCCGTAATAGAACTTTCTTCCGCACCTGAATCTAAAACAGAGCCCGAAATCCCCGAAACATCCGAAACCGTTGTTGAATCGGAACCAGAACCTGAATCGATTCTTAAGCAAAACAAGCCTAAAAAATTACTTGCGGCACTACTTGCCGCAGAGAGGAGAGAAACAAATGCTTAATCTTGACAAGATGTCACAGCAGAAAGAGGACGCTGTGACTAAGATTAACGAAGCTATGCAGGAAGGCAACGAGGAGGAATTTGCGGAAGCATTTATCGAGTACACCGACCTGTTGCAGCAAGCAGTCCTGGCAGAAGCAAAAGGCATGTTGCAGACGGCTGACAATCAGATTCTGTCCGGCCGCGGTGTACGAGTGTTGACCTCACGAGAGACCGAATATTATCAGAAAGTAATAGGCGCGATGAAATCCGCTAATCCGAAGCAGGCGCTTACGGGTTTTGACGCCGTGCTTCCCGAAACAATCATTGATGCCGTGTTCGAGGATATCACCGAGGAGCACCCGCTTTTATCAGAGATTCGCTTTGAAAATGCCGGTGCGCTAATTAAATATCTATATAGCACAATGGACAATCGGCATCTGGCTTGGTGGGGGCCGCTATGTGGTGAGATCAAAAAGGAGCTTAGCGCACAGTTTGCCTATTTAAGCCTTGAGCAAACTAAGCTGTCTGCATGGCTGCCTGTTTGCAAGGCTATGTTAGATTTAGGCCCTGCATGGCTAGACCGCTATGTCCGGACCATCCTGGCCGAGGCTATCGCGAACGGCCTTGAAAACGGCATCATTAACGGCAAAGGCATTGCCGAAGCCGCGACAGATCCCGACGATCGCATTTACGAGCCGATCGGTATGGTCTGCGACCTTACTAACTACAACCTAACGACAGGCTACGCCTCCAAAACAGCAATTCCGGTTACGGACTTCCGGCCCAAAACCTACGGCGGGCTCATTGCGCAGCTAGCAACTGGTCCTAACAATCTCTACCGGCCCGTGACGTCAGTTACCCTGATTTGCAACCCGGTTGATTATTTTAACAAGGTCATGCCGGCGACTATTCACCGCCGCCGCGATGACGGGACATATGTAACGGATATCTTTCCCTTTCCAACAAAAGTTGTCCAGTCGGCGTGGGTTGCACAAAACAAGGTTATTCTTGGCCTCCCGGAGCGTTACTTTATGGCAATGGGAATTGGTGAAGGTGGCCGCATAGAGTACTCTGACGAGTATCAATTCCTTGAAGACGAACGCACCTACCTTATCAAGCTCTACGGCACAGGGCGGCCCCTGGACAATAACTGCTTCCTGCTTCTAGACATCAGCGACCTTGAATCCCCTCTGCCTGAGGTTATTGTTGCTAATATCGAAGATCTTCAACCCGATATTGACGCATAGGGACCGATCTAAATGAGCAGCAAAAAGATAAAGGTAAAAGTGCTTCGCACGTTTCGCAATAAATACAGTAAGTCCCTGCACGAGGCGGGGACTTACTTATTTATCAGCAGGAGCAGGTATGAGGAGATCAACAACGCAGGACACGGCAAGCTAGTAGAGCAGGTAGAAAAGAAGGGATAGATGGTGCACTATGCTGCAGGCAATCAAAGACTACCTAAAAATAACCTGGGACGATGAGGATACTCACATTCAAGAGATTATTGACCGAGGGAAAACGTACCTCGAGGAGTTAGTAGGCGCAGAACTCGACTTCGAAACAGAAGGCCTATCCCGCTCCCTGCTCTTCGACTATTGCCGCTATGTTTATAGCAACGCTTCAGAATATTTCGAGGAAAACTTTCAGCAGGAGATATTGCGCTTGCAACTGCAGGTAGGCGTCAAAGCTCCGCTTGCGGAGGTAGATGAGGATGAAGCCTAAAGCCGAAGTCATGAAAGACCTTGCGCGAGTCTGCCGGCGTAAGGTTGTAATTCAACGCAAGGAAACAGTTACAGATGAATACGGTGACACAACAACAACCTGGGCTGACTGGCGGGCTATGTGGGCAGAACGGAGCAGCCTCTGGGGGCGCGATTACTATGCAGCCCTGGCGGTAGGCGAAGAGCAGACCGTTGAGTTTACCCTTCGCTACGCGGCATTCTTAGACGAACTTAAAACGGATACGCACCGGCTATTCTACGCAGGCGAGATCTACGACATTCGGCAAGTTGACTACCTCGATGACGACGGCATGTGGATTAAGCTTCGGGCGGTGAAGCATACGTGAGAGTCCGCATGAAAGTCGAAGGTGGCGACAAGCTGGCCCGTAAGCTGCAGATGATAGCCGAAGAAACAGCCCGCAAGCATATGCGCGAGGCAGCCCTTGCCGGCGCAGAAGTAATCCGGGCCGAGGTAGAAGACAGGGCACCGCGAAAAACCGGCGTCTTGGCAGGCGATATTCAAAAAGAGGTCAAGAAGCAAACAAAAAACCGGGTTGAGGCACACGTAGGCCCTGGCAAAAAGGGCTGGTATGGCGCGCTTGTCGAGGATGGACATGCCATCGTGGTTAAAGGCGAGAAAGTGGGCGACGTTCCTCCGCATCCCTTCATCCGGCCTGCGTTCGATGCTAAAACCGAGGAGGCATACAGGGTGTTTGAGTCCGAGCTGCGAGGGAGGCTGAAGCTATATGGGGATTGAACCTCGTCAGGCCCTATACGCGCACCTCAAGAATGATCCCGGGGTGCAAGCGGCAATAGGCGAAAGGATTTATCAGCGGCGAGCTCCTGCGGGGGCAGAAAAGCCGCTGATTTTGATCCAGCCCCAGATTAGCCGGATACCGAGCCGCGACCTGGGCGGCACTGCTTTTAAACGAGTCCGGCTGCAGGTTACCGCGATAGCGGATACCCAAACCCAGGCAGAGGTAGCCGTCAGAGCTGTTGACAATGCGGTTGAAGGCTTCTCCGGCTCCATGGCCGCGAAGCTCCAAACGATTACGGCTACCGTAGACAATGATCGGCAGGTTGAGCAAGAGGAAATAGGTGAAATTTACCACCACGTTGATATTACAATTATTTACAAGGAGTGAATTTAAATGCCTGAAATCACAGGGCTAAAAACTAAGTTTTATCGTGAAGGCTCGACAATTGGAGATTTTGAAGAGATTGCGCAAGTTGCGTCGATTACGCCTCCTCAGCCAGAACGCGACACTATAGACGTTGATGATCTGAATCCTCCCGGAGAAGTTCGCAAAAAGCTAGTTGGATTAATTGACCCCGGCGAAGTATCGCTAACGTTGAATTTTGATCCTACGAACACGGGGCATACGGACCTGGAAGAGGACTTTTTAGGCGGTGAAGCGCGGCAATATAGAATCAAACTGCCTAACGATTACGGTTGGACATTTACCGCTTACTGCACTGCCTATCAACCTCAAGAGGTTAGCGCTGACGACGTGTTGCAGGCCGAAGTGACCTTGTTATTAACAGGTGTTTATGAATTCGGTGAAATTACAAGTTAAGGAGATAAATAGACCATGCGGCTTAAAATTGTCGTGCCCGAAAAAGCGTTACCCGGGCGTCTAGACGGTACTGCCCAAGTTTTTCTAGACGGCAGAGAACTTAAACACGTCTGCGAAGTCAAGGTTAATTTATCGGCAGGCGAGGCAAACCGGGCCTGTATTGTGTTTTATCCGACCGAAGTTATAGTTGATGGTGATTTTGAAGAGATTGAAGAAGTCGAAATCGGAGACGAAAAATAAGGAGGTAAGGCCTTGAAGCTACTCACAAGAGATGCGATCTTGCAGGCAGAGGACCTACCCACAGAAGATATCGAAGTCGAAGAATGGGGTGGCGCTGTCCGAGTCCGTGCTCTTACCGGAGCGGAGAGAGACGCGTTCGAGCAGTCTATCGTTGAGCAGCGGGGCAAAAGTACCCGCATGAATCTGCGTAATATCCGAGCAAAGCTGGTAGCGCTTACTGTCGTCGACGCTGACGGTAAGCGGCTTTTTTCTGATAAAGACGCTGAGCTTTTAGGCAAAAAATCCGCAGCGGCACTCGACCGCGTGTTCGAGGTAGCGCAAAGGTTATCCGGTCTATCCCCTGAGGATATGGAGGAACTGTCGGGAAACTCGGAAGAAGGCCAGAGCGAAGATTTTACTTTCGGCTAGCTCTGGCCTTGGGTATGACGGTAAGAGAGCTCCTGGCCAGGATTGATAGCCGGGAGCTCTCCGAGTGGATGGCCTTTTTCGAACTAGAACCCTGGGGTGCAGAGACCGAGGATTGGCGGTCCGGCATGATAGCAAGCACTATCGCTAACGTTAATCGCGATCCTAAAAAACAGCGCAAGCCTTTCGAGCCTGAGGACTTTATGCCTCAGCGTGAAGCACAACGGCAAACAGCGAAAGAAGAACAGACCTGGGAAGAACAGGCAAATATCCTGGGAATGTGGGCCAGGATGATGGACGCGGCGCATGGTAAATAATTATTTCCATGCGATTCTTTTATCTCGGTCTACCTCATCCGCGATAAGCCATAAACTTTCACCAGCAAAATTATTCCAGTTGACGCTCTCATACGTAGCGCGAGACATGACAACGAGTGCGGAATGCTCCCAGGTCACGTTGCCATAATCGTCGATAAAGGGTAGTTGGAGCATCAGCCGGACATGGTCAAACTCCGGAGAGCTGCTATAAAGAGCCTGGAATCGCTTTCCGAGTGATGCGCCGACCTCAGACTCAAGGGAGCCGACGCCGACCGGGTGATAGCGGTAACCGATAACGGTAAGCGGCGGAATGGGCTCGTTGCCGGGGACCTCGATTTGTGGCGTGTGGGTTATAGAGATGATCCCGCTAGCATTAGGGTTATCATCTCTAACCTCTCCGCCGAAAACGCTTATCGCTATTGATTCTGCGTCTTTGCTAACTTCCGCGGTAGAGCACCCGGTGACAAACAGTAGTAAGGCAACACAAACAATAATAAACGATACTCGGTTACGAATGCAATACATGATTAACACCTCTTTTATTTAAATTGCTGGTATTTACCAGCTATGTCCAGTATACCCTACTTGGGTTAAAGGTTAAACAATAATCGAAAGCGGTGACGGCGGATGGCGACAGTAGGCAGAATGGCCGTAGTGCTCACGGCTAGCGCAACAGATTTTGAGCGCACGATGGGCCGGGCGGCCAGGTCCGTCAAGACAACCGAAAAGGAGTTCATGCGCAGCGCGAGGCAGATGGAAAGCATCGGACGCCGCTGGAGTGCGGGCATTACCGTGCCTATTGTTGCGGGCTTGACTCTTGTCAGCAAGGCAGCGATTGATTGGGAAGATGCTTTTGCCGGGGTGCGGAAAACTGTTGCAGCAACAGAAGCGCAATTTACAATGCTTGATGAGAGCCTTCGCAAAATGACAGAAAGAATTCCTCTTACACACAAGGAAATAGCGGGCATTGCCGAGGCAGCCGGCCAGCTGGGCATTCAAGTCGAAAATATAGAAAAGTTCACCGAGACGATGGCAATGATAGGCACTGCTACGAACATGGCCAGCGCCGATGCGGCTACCGCGCTGGCGCAGATGGACAATATAATGCAGTCCGGTCAGCAAAGCTTTGATCGTTACGGTGCGGCGGTAGTACACTTGGGGAACAATTTAGCAACTACGGAAAGCAAGATCGTAGATTTCGGCCTACGCATTGCCGGAGCGGGCCGTATTGCAGGGTTACACGAGGCACAGGTGCTAGCCATAGGCGGCGCTTTTGCATCTGTAGGGGTAGAGGCCGAGGCCGGCGGTACGGCTGTTAGCAAAGTTTTAGCCAGCATGACCGAGGCAGCCGCTACGGGAAATGAGCATCTCAAGTGGTATGCTGCAACGGCGGGCATGAGCGCCGCGGAATTTGCGTCGGCCTGGCAGGATGATGCGGGCGAAGCGTTTACTCGCTTTGTGGAAGGACTAGGCCGCAGCGGAGATCAAGCCTTTGAAATACTCCGCAACTTAGGACTTGCCGATCAGCGGCTTATTCGGGGCTTTTTATCTGTTGCGGGGGCAGGAGACTTGTTGCGGCGTTCGGTAGAAATGGGCACTCAAGCCTGGGAAGAAAACGTTGCCCTCGTAAACGAAGCTAACGAGCGATACCGGACCGCGGCAAGCCGGCTGATAATGCTCAAAAACCGTCTTTATAATACGGCGATAACAATAGGGGGTGCCTTTGCACCCTTACTCGAGATAGCGATGGATAAAGTAGAAATATTTGCTACCGGGCTACAAAATTTAGCGGAAGGCTTTGAAAGGCTACCGGTTCCGATAAGGACTACAATTGGCGGCATCCTGATCCTGTTGGCAGCTATAGGGCCCGCTTATTTACTTTTCGGATTGCTTAACCGGACGATCGCAGGCGTTATCAGTATGTTCGGTGTCTTGACCGGCTTTGTCGGCAACGCGATATTTGCTTTCCAATCCTGGCGTATTGGTGCAGCCACCCTGGGCGAGTCGCTCATATTTCTTGCGGGCGGCCCTGTCAATGTAGTTATTTTAGCCATAGGCGCGGCGATTGTTGCGGCCATCTTGCTCGCTGCAAACTGGGACAAATTGCGTGCCTGGACAGTAGCAGCCTGGAACGCGATCTGTGCGGCCGTGATTTACGCCGCATCTCTTATCGTGCGCGGCATCGGCTTGATTGTGACCGCGATAGGTTACATTATTCCGGCCGTGCGCGGGGCGGGGCAATATCTAATAGGATTAGCTAACAGCCTGAAAGCGTCAGCAGGCGCAGCCCTATCCTCGGCGAGGTCTGTTGCGGGCACTGCCAAAAGCGCAAAACAGGCGGCGAAGGCTACGAACAAGGCGGCTAAAAGTACGAACCAGGCAGCTAAGATGACGGACCAGGCGGCGAAGGCTGCAAACAAAGCAGCGAAGGCACAAAACGATGTCGCGAAGTCCGGCAAGAAAGCAGCAAAAAGTCAGAACAAGCTTAGTAAGGCCGTCAAAGACGCGGGCAGTTCGGCTATGAAAAACTTGCAAGGCTTTGACGAAATAAATCAACTGCAGAGCGAAATCGCTGACTCTGCGGTGCCTTCAGCAGATGATTTCGGCATTCCTGCAGTACCGGCCGTGGGCGCACCGGGCAAGATTGACGTGCCCTCCCTAGACGTGCCTATCGCGGACCTGGGCAATCAGCTTGCAGATGTCGGCAATATAGCCGCGGGCATAGGCGATCAGCTTGCAGGCATCGCCGATAAGGCTACGCCGGCCTGGGAAGGGTTGCGAAAAGCGATAGAGCCTGTAAACAGGGCTATTGCTTGGATCAAAGAGCATTGGCCTACTATAGCCCCTATCATAGAGGGCATAGCAAGCGTTTTGTTAGTCCTTTTAATTCCTGCATTAGTAAAAAGCGGTATCGAAGCGTTAGTTGCAGCAGGGAAGCAGGTGCTTGCCTGGGTAATGCAGGGTGCCGCGGCAATAGCGCACGGTGCTACGATTGCCGGGCAATTAGTCCTCGTCGTGGCAAAATGGGTTTGGGCTGGCATACAGGCACTTATTAATGCTGCTCAAATAGTGCTCGCTTGGGCGATGCAAGGATTAGCCGCGGTAGCCCAGGGCGCTGTAATGATAGGGCAGCTTGTGCTCGTTATCGCACAGTGGGCCTGGGCTGGCATACAGGCACTATTCCATGCGGGGCAAATGGCTGCAGCATGGTTTATCGCACTTGGCCCTGTGGGATGGGTTATTGCGATAGTGGTAGGACTGGTTGCGCTTATTATTGCAAACTGGGATTGGGTTAAAGAAAAGACATTGATTGTTTGGGAAAGTATTCGGAACTTTTTCGTAGGCGTGTGGGAAAAAATCAAGCTTATTTTTTCCGGCGCATGGGATAAAATTAAAAGCATTTTTAGCATAGAAAACGCTAAGCAAGTATTTGGCAACGTAATATCTACAATTAAAAGCGTGTTTAGTACAATTTCAGAGTGGTTTCGCGGTAAATTTAGCGATGCTTGGACTAAAATTAAAAGTATCTTTAATATAGCAAATGCTAAACAGGTATTCAGTAATGTGCTAACCGCTATTAAAAACGTATTTAATAATATACCGCAATGGTTTCATGATAAATTCACTGCTGCCTGGACCAGGGTTAAAAATGTGTTTAGCTCGGGCGGCAAAGTCTTTTCCGGAATAAAGGAAGGTATCGAGAAGACCTTTAAAACTATCGTCAACAAGCTCATCTCGGGAATAAATACCATTATCCGTACGCCCTTTAACAAAATTAACTCGATGTTAAACACGATCCGGAACGTCTCCGTTTTAGGCGTTAGTCCTTTCAGGTCCCTCTGGGGTTACAATCCGCTGCCCGTGCCCCGGATTCCCAAACTCGCTAAGGGCACTAGCTACGTGCCTGAAGATATGCTTGCCTACCTGCACCGCGGGGAGGCAGTAGTCCCTCGGGAATACAATCCTGCGGATGTGTCGGGCGGAAGCGCAGTCGAGGCAGATCTAGACAAGCTTGCGAAAAAAATAGCATCTGCTATCCGGGATGCGCAGCCCGCAGCCACCGCAGCAGGAGCCGGCGACGTTTATGTTTATATAGGCAATGACCAGGTAGATGCCTACATTTACCGTTCTCAGGACAGAAGAAACGTTAAAAGCAATTGGAGGTAAAAAGCGAAATGCTCAAAATAGGCGGCATTAGTATGCCTACACCGGCTCAATACAGTGTAAGCCTGCAAGATATCGACAGCGAAAACACCCGGCGCACAGAGTCCGGCAAACTTGTACGTGACCGGGCAAGGCAGGGTGTTTATAAGATCGAAGTAACGTGGCAGGTTGAGCATTCTAAAATTAAAACCATTACCGATGCCTTAAAGCCCGCGAAATTTTCGGTTACCTTTTTCGACCCTACGACCAATTCGTACCCTACGCGCAGCATGTACTGCGGAGATAGGGGCGGAGGGCTAAAATACTATAACGCAAAAAGTCCGGACAAAAGCCTGTGGGAGTTATCGACGTCGCTAATTGAATACTGAGATGAGGTGCGAAAACTGTGTATCCTGTAAGTGAAGCGTATAAAGCGGCAATCGCAAGAGATGAAAGGGCCGTCTGTATTTCAGGCACCATTACGCTCAAAGATGCCTCTGTAATCAATATATCTGACGCTGACATCGTCCAGGGCAGCCTTTATTTTACGGAGCAATGCGTCACCGGTGAGGACATAGAGATCGGCAATGTATACGCGTCCGAGATGGGGTTATCTCTAAACTCTCCCCCGGAAAACCCCTACAGCCTGGATGGCGCACGAATTATTTTAAATTTCGGTATCGACACAAGCAGCGACGGCTCCGGCGTTTACGAGTACGTGCCCCTGGGTTATTTTTACGTAACCGAGATTGAGCGGAAGCATACCGCGGTAGGCCTTAAGGCCCTAGACGGCATGATTCTATTTGACATGGACTTGGCAGGGGTGCTGACCACCGGCGGACCCTACCTGATGATACAATCATGCTGTGATAAAGTAGGCGTTGACTTAGCAACGACACAGGCCGAATTTAACGCTTTTCCGAATGCAGCAAGAGCTTTTAATCTACCGACGGAAGAAAGCAATGTCGAGACTTGCCGCGATCTTATCATGTGGTTATGTCAGCTTACCGGCACTTTTGCGAGGATGAACCGCCTGGGGCAGCTTGAAATTGTCCCGGTTACCGCTGGAACAAGCGTCAAGACGATAAGCAAGCCGGAACGGTTTACTTCCGATGTTTCCGACTTTTATGTGAAAATTACAAAAGTAACCATGAAGGTTGGCGAAGAAGAATATTCCCAGGG